AAACTTGCTGTGTGTGAAATGACTAATATGGGTATCACAATTCCAAATCTTAAAGTAGGTATATTTCATCAAATGAAATCTTCAGAGGAATCTGCCATTCAAAAAGTTATGCGTATGTGTAACTTAGAAGGAGATGATGTAGCTGAAATCTACATTACCTATTATGCTAATACAGTTGATGAAGAATGGATTAAGAAAGCTATACAAGGCTTAAATCCTGAAAAAATTCAAATTTTAGCTTCAGAAAATTTGATTAAGTCATAATAATTTAGTATTTTCAATCCCTTTTTCACTTAAAAATTTAGTATAATGGAAATCAATCAAGAAATTGTAAAATTTCTCAGAGAACACAATGTTGACTGTTCTTATGGACTATTATATCTAATGGGTGTGTACCATAATCTTGATGGTGTGTCTGAAATAATTCCTGAACCTATAATTAGAGCAATAAATGCTTTAGGTATAGTTGAAAGAAATTACAAAGACAACACCATAGAATGGCACATTGCATTATATGATGGACAGAACATAGATTCAGTATGGGAGTGGGTCAATGAGTATCGTAAACTCTTTGCTTCTAAGAACAAAGAAAGAGAAGGTATTAAAAAATCTTGTGTACAAAGAATGAAATTATTTTTTGCACAAAATCCTGAAGTTAGAAAACAAGATGTATTAGATGCTACTGCTTTGTATCTTAGAACAGTAGAACCTAAATTTGTAAAAATGGCTGAAAGATTTATCTTTGATGGTCAAGGTAATTACAAAACCAGTATGTTGCTTCAATGGGTTGAAAGATTGTGGGAAACTAAAAGACAGCAAATTCAAGACCCTAATCTTAAAATGATGAAATGAATTTCATAGAAGCATTTAAAGAAGGTCAGCAAGGAAATAACAAAGGTTTACCAACAGGTCTTATTCCATTAGACAGAGCAATAGATGGTGTTCAAAAGAAAGCTATCTATGGTGTAGCTGCAGGTCCAAAAGTTGGTAAATCTACACTCGTAGATTTTGCATTTGTTATTCATCCTATTTTACATTGTCTTGAACATAAAATACCAATCCACATTATTTACTTTTCTTACGAAATTGACAGAGTCAAAAAAGAATTTGACTTTGCATCATTCTTTTTCTACCATGATTATCAAATTGATACTGTTGAGCATAATGGAATAGAATATCCTATGTCTGCAAGATATTTATTGGGTAAACTACAAGATGCTCAAGGTGAAATTATTCCTGTATCTAAAGACCATCAGCAAAAATTATCTACAATCTATAAAACAAGAATTATTCCTCTCTTTGGTGAATATGACGTTAAAGGTCATAAAGTAACAGAAGGTGTAATTCAGTTTTTAGAAGATAGAGATAATCCAACAGGTATGAGAAACACTATTCTTGCTTATGCTAAACAGAATGGTGAGTTTCAATTTCAGGAATATGAAACAACAGAAGACTCTAAGAAAGTAAAAAAACAAAGATTGATAGGTTATGTACCTAAAGACAAAGATAAGAGAACTATAATTATTACTGACCATATTCGTAAGCTTAAAAGAGAAAGAGGTTTCTCTATGAAAGAAAACATGGACAAATGGATAGAATACACAGTAGAGCTGCGTAATTTTTGTCATTTTACATTTGTACACATAGTTCATCTTAATAGGTCTATTTCTAATATAGAAAGACTTAAGTTTAATGGTGAGTATATTTATCCTACAGGTGAAGATGTAAAAGATTCAGGTAATCTATCAGAAGAATGTGATTATCTGCTTACACTCTTTAATCCTACTGATGAGAAATATGGATTAACTACACATTTTGGATATGCTCTTGAAGAATATCCTAATTATAGGTCTATCCATTTAGTAGAATCTCGTGACACAGAATGTCCAATGCATTTGGCAGTACAAATGAAAGGTAATGTAAAACAATTTAAACCAATTTAATTATGACAGCACCAAAAGGTTATTACAGAAATCTCTTATCTGATTCTAATATCAGAATTGCTTTTACTCATACACCAATGTATGGAGTTACAAGAATAGATAGCACTAAAGTTATCGAAGAATTAAAACAATCTACTGATGAATATGCTCAATACTACATCAATGGATTAAAAAGTGGTCAAATGGTTACTATAGTTGAAAACTCACATAGTGATAGATATTTTGCACCAGGAGAATTATATTTCAAATCTTAAAACAATAACAATGGCAAAAATTATGATTATTTCCGAATCAGGTTTCGGAAAAAGTACTTCTATCTGTCCAAGTGAAGAACTTGGAATTAAGGGTTTAAATCCTAATACTACTTTTGTAGTAAATGTAAGTGCTAAAGATTTACCTGCAAGAGGATGGAAGAAATCTTACAAACACATTCAAGGTAAAGACCTCAGTAGTGGTAATTATGTAGAAACCAACAATGGTTTAGACATAGCTGGTCTTATCTCTATTCTCAATGAGAAGAAACCTGAAATTACTACTTTAGTAATTGATGACTTTCAATACATTATGTCAGATTACTACATGGATAAAGCTAAAACAGCAGGTTTTGATAAATTTCAAGACATTGGTTATTTTACAGGTCAGATATTCAAAGCTATCCAAAAGTTTAAAGGTCATGTAATTGTACTTACTCATCCCGAGGAAGTTCAAGGTACTTATGGTACTACTTACAAAGCTAAGACTGCAGGTAAAATGATTGACCAATACATCACTATGGAGGGTAAATTTGACATAGTTTTATATGGTTCTCAAGACTTTGATAACAAAACTAAAAAAGCAACAAAACAATTTGTAACTAATTTTGATGGTAGATACCCTGCTAAGTCACCTGTAGGTATGTTTCCACTTCATATTTCTAATGATTTAGGATTAGTTACTGAACTTATTAACAATTATTATGAAGGAGAATAAGAAAAGACCAAGAGTCAAAATTGAAAAAAAACACTATATATTAGTGTATAGTGTGCAACCAACTAAACAATAATTTTTTAACTATTTTAATTTTTTAAATCATGCAACTGAAAATTTCAGAAATCCTCAATGACCTAACTAATGGTCAAACAAGACAACAGATAAAAGAGAAGTACAATCTTAGTACTGGTCAACTTAAATCTGTATTTGCTCACCCACTTCTCAAAGGCAGAAAGACTAAAAAAGTAGAACAACCTATTGATTTAGTGGATGATATTAGTGTTGACAACACTCCTGCACCTACAACTTATGTTAATGCTTCAAGAGAAGAAGTAGAAACATTTACTCCATTTGTAGAAGAATAGTAAAGGGGGAAAGTTTTCCCCTTTTATTTAAAATTAATTTTTCATTTATAAATTTATAAAAATGTACGGTTATACTAATGATGAGAAATCATCTAATTCAGTAAAATTTGGTCTTAATCAAGGAGTATTTATGACTAAGTTTGAATTCAACCCAAATGGTGGTAAAGAAGGTGCTGCTCAAGACTGTTTGGATATTACATTTGAGTTTCCAGGTGGTGCTGTAAGAAATTACAGACAATTTCCTGTTACTCAAGCAGTAGATAAGGATGGTAATAAAGTTACTAATCCTAAATCTAAAGAGATGATTGCAGCATTTAATGAGTTCAATGCAAAGATTACTCAGATTATGAAGTGTTATGTAACTGAAGATGAGCTAAAACAAGCACTTGCAGGAGCTACTTCATTTAAATCTTTCTGTGATATTCTTGTAAAAACTCTTCCAGCTAATTTTGCAGAAATAGCTATTGATGTATTTACACAATATCAATGGCAACCAAAGAGTGATGGAGATTCTAAGTATGTAGAGATTCCAAAGAATGTAAAGCAGGGTAAAGTATTTGCTTTTAATGAAGCAGGTAACTTTAAAGCTGTTCACATTTCTAAAGATGATGGAATTGCTACTTGTGAGAATGTAGAATATCCTCTTACAGTATCAGGTAAAAATGTTACCTTTACTATCAATGATAATTCTTATACAATAGATTCTGCTAAAGGTCTTATTTATGTTGATGGTGATAAAGTACATAGTATTTCAAGAACATCTTGGTTTATGAATTCCAATTGGGCAAAGACTACAAATGAAGATGCTCCAATGCAATCTTCTTGGGATTAATTCACTCCAAATTTCTTAATCTATGTATGGCTATCATGAAACATTAACAATAGAAGAGATTTTCTTGAAAGTTAATCAAGAAGAAATCTTTAAACATGTATTTGGAAATTTTCAGACTGGAGAATATATACAATCTCCGTTTAGAAATGATGATAGTCCAGGATGTTGGATTCAATGGCATAATGGAAAGTTATACTTTACTGATTTTGCATCATCTACAAGAACTGTAAATCTTGATATGATTAGTGTAATTCAGATAAAGTATAATCTTTCCTTTAAAGAAGCCATAGATTTTATTGCAAACTTTAAATGCAATAATGAGCCTGAATATCCAAAATACAATAAGGTATCTAGCAATACTAATTCAACCCTGATTGAGTTTTGTCCTAAACCATTTGATGATTATCATAAAACATATTGGTCACAATATGAGATAACTTCATCACAACTAATCCAGGATAATATTTTTGCAACTAAATGGTATAAAATAAAAGATTCTATTTTTTATCCATTTCCAGCAGAAACAACTTATGCTATAAGTTATCCTATGGATGAAGTTAAAATATGCAGACCTAAGGTTAAAGCAAATAAATGGTTTACTAATACAACTAAGAATACTATTGGTGGTACTAAATCACTACCTTTTTTAGATAAGAATCTCATAATATCCAAATCTTATAAAGATTGGAGAGTTCTAACTAATTTAGGTTTTAATGTAATCTATTTTCAAAATGAAGGTATGTTTCCCGATATGGAAAATCTTGATATATACATCAAGATGTTTGATAATGTATATGTCCTGTTTGATAATGACAAAGCAGGAATTGAGGCATCTAAAAAACTTACCGATTATATTAACTCTGAGTATTCTGACAAATCTCAATCTTTACTTTTACCCACAACTCAAAAAGACCCTGCTGATGCTATAAAAGCAGGGAATAAAGAACAATTAATTAACTATTTAAGCTTTTTAAATTATTAAAAATGAGAAAAATTAAAATTTATTCTACTGCAACAGGTATCGCAGTAGTAGACTCTGATGCAACTAACTGGGGTCAACTTAAAAATGAATTGAATGACAAAGGTTATTCAGTATCTAATATGACAGCAGTAGAAAACAAAAACAATTCTAATTTAGAGTTAGATGAAGCTGTTCTTCCTGATGGTGAATTTGTATTAATGCTTGCTCCTAAGAAAACTAAGAGCGGTGGATTATCTTATAGTGAGATAAGACAACAAATCAAACAAGCATTTGAAGATGACAAAAAAGCTGCACACGAGCATTTTAATGCAGGTAACAAAAACTATACTAACAAATCTAAAGATGAGTTAGAAGCTCTTTTGTTATCTTGGAAAAATGAAAGTGAAGATGATGATTATGAAGAAGAGTATGATGGAAATGATTATGATAATGAGGATGAAGAAGATGAATCTCACCTTTTAGAATCTGCTATAAATACATTACGTTTTAGTAATGTGTATAAAGCAAGAAAAGATGATTTTGAACTTGCATTTGACCTCATTAATGGTCATGTATCTGCTGCTACTATTTGTGAGTCTATGAATACAAAGTCAGATTTACTTACAGATGAAGAAGATGAGTGGATTAGAAAAATGAAAGGTAGGATTTAAATTATTTTCTAACTAAAGAGCCTGACTAACAATCAGGCTCTTTTTAATTTATATCTATATGTTAGGAATAGCATCATTGTTTTATAATAAACGTAATGTAGATTTAAACAGAATCAATAACTTATTGTATTATAAGACATTAAATAAAAATCTATCAAACATATTTTGGTTTTATAACATCATCAAAGATGAATTACAAAAACAAGGATATGATTATGATATATATTTATCTTATGACCATAAATCATATTTTTTAAAAGATGAATTTGCAGTTTTAAATTATGAGTTTAATACTAAAATTCCATTTAATTATTTTAAATATGATGATTCAAATGGTGAATTAGTTCAATACTTTCCTAGATTAACTGTTGTAATACATTATCCTGAATTAAAAGTTACTAATAAACTTAATAAGTCTATTCACATAACAGATATGTATGTACAATTTCATATTACTCAACAAGGTGATATACATAACAAAGGATTATTAGGTAGAAGAGGTAGTTTTACAGAATTACAACTTGAAAAGAATTATAGTCATTCTCATTTACCTTCTTCTGCTACAGTTGGTTTTACTAATTTTTGTTTAGGTTCAGGTACTGATATTACTATGTCAATGATGATGTTATATGAACAAATATTGAATAAGAATAAAGAAGAAGTACCAAATGTATTTAACTTATTTCTTCTTAATCTTAAAGCATATTTGCAGTATGAATCATTAGAAGGTGGTCCATATATTAGAATGTCAATTCTTACAGAAAATGCAGTAGTTAAATCATCAGTAATTGAATTGATTAATTTGGCTAAGTACATTGCTAGAAATTTTGACAATAATTATTTTTATGATTTAATAGATGAATTAGTTAAAGAGAATGCTATTTTTTTAATTAATGAAAAATTAGTATTTAAAAATGATTATTTTGAAAAGATTTTAATTGGGTTACTTACTCAGAATAATTTTTCTTTTTCAAATTATCCATTTAGTTTTATTATTTATTGTAATGGAGAATTAGTAAATAAACTTGGTTCAATAGATTTAATGTATAGAATCAAAGACAAATATGTTTTATTTAAAAAGACTAAAAGACCATTAACAATAACTAATGCATCATTGACTGATAAATTTGAAGTTAAAGTTACTAAACCAGCACTTTGTTATATTTATAACAAGTTGAATGACAATCATTATTATAATAAAATTCTAAATTATTTAGCAAATGAAAAATATAAAAAATCTGAAGTTGTATGATTTTGAGTACATAATTCCTGTAAAACTATCTCATTTAGTTTGGGAAAAGATACAATACTTATGTTCTTACATCAATGAAGTAGAATGGAGTGGTTGTACATTTTATTCTATTGAAGGTGACCTTACAAAACCTGAAACTGTCTATATTAAAGTAGAGGATATGATTCCATTAGATAAAGGTAGTACAGGATTTACTGAGTATTCTTTTGATTCAAGAGTATTATCTTATATGATGGAAAAAGACTATTTTAATTTAAAGATAGGTCATCTTCATTCACATCACAACATGAAAACATTCTTTTCAGGTACAGACACAGATGAAGTTGTAGAAAACTCAGAACACATTAAGCCTTATCTAAGCATTATTGTAAATAATAGACATGAGTTCTCTGCAAAGATTGCATTTAGAATTAAAACAGTTACACCTACAACATTTGAGTTTCAAAACATTGATAATTCTATAACTACATTATCATCAACAGAAGAATCTGAATATGTAGGTAATTATAATTGTAAAATAGTTTTACCTGAATCTACTTGGAATGTAGATGAAACATTCTTAAATCAATTTACAGCTATTAATAAGCCTAAACCTGTTCCAAAGATTGAATTTTATAAACCTAAATCTAATTCTAAATATACTCAAACAGAGTTATTTGATGAAGCTACTTGGTGGCAAGATACAAGTTCAATGCCTTCTGAAGGAGTTAGTTTGTTTAATGCATCAGAACCTTTGTTTTGTAATTTTTTAAGATTAGGTGTATATGTTCCAAATGATACTTTAGAACAAGCATTAGAAGATTTAGAAAATTCAGTAACTCAATCTGAAGATTTTAATCTATATGATTATGCTGCTTCTATAAAATCTAATTTTAAGAAATGGATGGGTGAGTATTATGGAAAACCATTTATTCTTAAATCTGAATTAGATGATACTTGGGAAGAGTTTATTGAAGAGTTAATATTTAGTGCTGATGAATTTGTTGTATTGAGTGAATTGATAGAATTGTTAACACAAGAAAACATATTGTAATATGAGTAAAGATAGGTTCAAAGATGCATTGTGGTATAACAAGCCAGCAAGAATATTAGTATTTGGTGCAGGTGGTATAGGTTCTTGGACAAGTTTCTTTTTAACAAGAGCAGGTTTTAATGTATTAAGTGTAGATTATGACTTAGTAGAAGAACACAATCTTGGTGGACAAATGTTTTTACATCAGGATATAGGTGAATCTAAAGTTATTGCTTTGCATAATACTATTGCTCTATTTAATGATAATGATTATTCATTTACATATAGAAATGAAAAACTTGTTCAAGATACTAATCTATATAATTTGATTAATGCTAGAGGAGGTTATGCAAGTAGAGAATCTCCAATCATAATTATTTCTGCATTTGACAATATGGAAGCTAGAAAATTATTATTTGAAAAGTTTCTTGCTGTCTGTAATAATGAATATTCTCCTGTAACTCCAGATAAAATTTGGTTTGTAGATGGTAGATTATTGATGGAACAAATGAGAATTTATTGCATTCCTGGTAATAATCAACAATTACATATGGATTACATTGATAATCATCTATTTGCAGATTCAGATGTTGAGGATTTAATGTGTACAATGAAACAAGTATCTCATGGTGCAGCTATGATTGCTACTCATATTACAGGTTTTGTCACAAACATTATTTCTAATGTTACAGAGTGGGATGATAATGTATTCAAGATTCCTTATATGTGGGATTACATTATACCATTCAATAAACTAACTGAAAATTATGAAGCACGATGATTTTAATATTATATTTCCAAGGTATGATGCTTATGTAGGTGGTAGTACAATTTATGTAGATAAGTTTTTTAGTAGTGCAAATACCATTAATGGTAATAATAGCACAAGTGTATATATAATGAAGTCTAATAAAACATCTACTGATAAAGTACTAACAGCATTTTTTACAGGTACTTCTAAATTAGCTTATTTACCAAAAGAAGAATTGTTTGTTACTAGAGGCATTATAGTTGATTCTTTAACATTAAATGTAGTAGCTCAAGTAGTTAATAAACACAAGAAGCAATATTTTATCAAGGTAAGAGAATATCACTATTACAGAAATTCTTGTTTAGCATTGTATATTGATAAGAAATATGTAGCTGATAAAAAGTATTCTAAAATTATGAATTATCTCTTATCTTTGAGTAAGTATGTTGACACCCACATTGTATCACAGGATAAATTACAACTAGTTATTAATGAATCAAAATAGAAACAAAGGGCATAATGCTGAAAGGTTTTATGCCCAAAAGTTTAGAGAAGTCTTTCCACAATGTCAAACAAGCAGATATGCATCAAGGCAATTGGATGATGGTGGAGTAGATTTAGCAAATATTCCTTTACTTGTACAAATTAAAGCAGGAGTACATAAAGGAATAAAGTACCAAGATGTATTGAAAAATATTGAAGATAAGTTACCTCATCTCACAAAAGACTTTCCTAAAGCACTTATACATCATAAGCAAGTAGGGAAAGGTAAAAAGAGAGATGAGTATTCATCTTTGGTAATTCTTACATTTGATGATTTTTTTAACCTAATAAAACAAGTATATGATAATCAGGAGCACAGTTCAGGAAATAAATGACTACATTAGTTCACCTGCAATTAATCAATCTAAACTTAAACTTTTAATGGTTGGAGCAGATGCATTTAAAGAAGTCAAAGAACCAGATTTATTTTTTGAAGAAAAAGAACATTTTGTAATTGGCAAAGCAGTAGATGATTTTATTACAATGGGTGAAGAACACTTTAACCAAAGTTATTACATCAGTAGTAATTCTAAACCATCTGCATTAATAATGTCTATTGTACAACAAGTATTTCAATCTCGTAGTAATGATGATTGGTTTGAACAAGATTTGTCATCAGCTATTGATGCACATAGTTATCAACCCAATTGGAAACCAGAAACAAGAATTAAGAAAGTTTCTGAAGAAGGTGAGCAATATTGGTCTGAACTTGTACAAAGTGAAGGTAAGCAAGTACTTAGTGTAGAGCAGGATATGAAAGTAAAGCAGATTACTACTCAATTATTGACTCATTCTAATACAAGAAACTTATTTATTTCAGAAGATAAAATTGATATTTATTATCAGTTACCAATTTATTTTGAACTCGAAGGAATAAGTTGTAAAGCACTTCTTGACATGGTAGTAATAGACCATAATGCAGAAGACATATTTATTTATGACATTAAAACTATTGGTGACTATACTAAAAACTTTGATAAACAATGTCTTAAAAGAAGATATGATATTCAAGCATCTTGGTATATGGAAGCAGTAATGCAATGGATGGATAGTAAATTTCCTAATTACTTTTTAAACCCTCCAGCATTTATTGTTGCATCTACAACTAAAGATTGTTCTCCACTACAATATGTTGTTGATATTGACTTTTTAAATGTTGGTAAGCGTGGAATGAGTTTAATTTATGAATATGAATTAGCAAATGAAAATCGTATTAAATCTAATAAAATTAAAGGTTGGCAAGAATTATTGTCAGATTATAAATGGTACAATGAATTTGGTTGGGAAGAAGACAAAGAAGTTGTTGAATCTGGTGGTACATTTATAATTGGTTCAGACTTTAATAAATATTGATTTAATATGGAAAAAATTAAAGTTCAGCTTGATAAAGTAGTCATCAACAAAACAGCAAGATTTATTAAACCTTGTTTAAAGTTATATGGTGATGAATTTATTGATAGGTTTAAAAAAATATTTAAAGTAGCTTATGGTTTAAAGGATATGTCAATTAATAATGATTATGATAAACACATTTTTATACTTATAAATACAGAAAAATGTCAAAATTATTTTATCAGTACACTTGATTGGATAAGAGAACAAAATTATTATGAAACAGATTATTGTTTTGATAATATTATAGATGGAAGACTACATATGATTGTTTTAAAGCTTCCAAATGTTGTTGATTTTGATAAATTTTATCAAGGTAAGTATAGTGAAATGTATACTTCAGATAAAATATTTGATTTATTAGATAATACAACTAAATCTATAGTTACTAAAAACAATGATTACAAAACTGAATTTATTAAAAAACTTAAAGCTCAATTTCATTATACATTTAACGATTTACATCCTGAAGCTGAATTAGAACTTCCACCAAATATTAAAATAAAATTTGATTTATCTGAAGAAGGTGAATATTTTTAACAAACAGGGGGGTGTAAAAACCTCCCTTTTTAATCTTAACTATTATGTTTAAATTACTAAAAATTCCAATGTTTAATGATGACCATTATTTTTTAGTTGAGAAAGAATCAATTAAAAATGTGGTTATAGATGATGAAAATGTTCGTACTGAATTTGTAGCATTTGCAACTACATTACCTGAAGAAATAGGTTTATCAATTAATTTTCCATTAAAAAAACAATTCAATAAAGATGTTATTGATGAATTTATAATAAATGATTTAGATAATTTTTCTTGGGATGTAGAAGTAGAAATTAATACTAGTATAAATGACATTTCACACATTTATCTTAAAGACCAATTGATATAAATATAAATTTGATTCACACAACAACAAACTAATTATGAAAAAAACATTATTTTTACTGATGATATTATTCATCAGTTGTTCAGAACAAAAATATCTTGATGAACCTACTAAAATAGAAACTTGGAATGGGTCAGATACTCTTAAAATATTTATGGATAGTGCTGATGACCCAAATCCAAAAATACACAAAGTTAATAAAGTAACATTTACTCATCCAACTATTAGTAATTTATCAGAAAGACAATACATATTAAAGTACTACAAAACTGCACAACAAGAACATAAACAATTTGGAATTCCAGCATCTATAAAATTAGCACAAGGTTTACTAGAATCAGCATCAGGTACATCTATATTATCTAAAAAGACAAATAATCATTTTGGTATTAAATGGACATCTAATCATAAAGGTGGATATGTAGTTGCTAAAGATGATAAACCTGATGATAGATTTAGAAAGTATAAATCAGTATGGTATTCTTATCGTGACCATTCTAATTTTTTAATGATGGATAGATATAAACCATGTAGAGATTGTGGTGATAATTATAAATGCTGGGCAAAACAATTGAAGAAATGTGGATATGCAACTGCCCCACATTATGCTGAATCACTTATAGCTATTATTGACAGAAATAAACTTTACAAGTATGACAATTAAAGTAAAATGTATTAATGATAATTTTTCTAAAGTTATAGATGAACTTACAAGAGAAGCAAATGGACTTTCTCTAAATTTTCCAATTAAAGGAGAAACATATACAATTAGAGAAACATTTGACAATGATGGGTTAGTAACATCTTATTTACTTCAAGAAATTTATAATCCTACATTTTACATTCCTGTTATAAAACAAAGAAGAGAATTATCATTTGCTGAATGGAGATTTGAGCAAGTATTAGATGACATCTCAATTGAAATTACAGAAAAAGTTCATGCTCTGCACTAACAGCATTAGGTCTGGTCAGTTAATCAAATGTTAGTGCAGTTTTTTATCACACAAAAAAATCAAAATTATGAGAGAACATTATTATAGACAACTTGAAAGAGTAAAAGGACTTATTGAGTTTATTGATTTTACATTGTTAAAAACAGAACTAAATATGTCAGTTGAAACTATCCAATATCTTAAACAAAAAAGAGAAGGATATCTTTCTACAAAAGAATATTGTATAAATAAGATAGCAGAACACGAAGAAGATTAAAATGACAATATTTGAACCACAAAACAGAATAGAGGTGCTTACACCTGAAGGTAAAGGGTTTATATGGTTAGTAACAGAATATGGTACTGAAACATCTAAACTCTTTACTGTTATACAAGATAATGGTGAAATATGGGAATGGCAAAACAAAGATGTAAAAGTATTAAATAACATTTCATTTAATAGAGTATGACACACAGAATAATTAAAACAGAAAATTATCTATTAATTATAGATGATTCAAAAATTGAGTTAGGAAATTGGCACACTTGTGTTAATCTTCAATACCCATTAGAGGTAAGATTTGTTGATGAATCTACTAAGTATGACCTTTGTAAAAGTTGTAAAAACATAATTGCACATTTACCATTCAACAATGCACCTACACTTGAAGGTATAGATTTATTACCACCACTTGAACCAATAGGTTTTGATGAATATCAATATACAGAGGAGGATATACATAAAATTAGAGAAATGCTTGTACAAGGAGCATTAACTAATATGAGTTGTTCTTCAGCAGTTATTGAATTAGATAAAATAATTCAACAATTAAAAATGCCTATTGGATTTAGTCTTGAAGCTAAAGATACCCATATTCAAAATGGAGTTTTAGTTAAATCTCAATGGGTAGGTGAGTATATTTATTAATTTTAAAAACTAATATGATAACTCAAACAGTTAGAAAAGCATTAGATATAAAACCATCAGGAAGGAGTAGTGATTTCATTACTCCTTCTTTTATTCATGGATGTTTATTTAAATGTGGTTATTGTTATATGAGGAGAAATAAACCTGAAGGTATATCAATAGCTACAAATACTGATGAAATATTACAGACTGTATATAATCATGCTCAAAGATTAGGTGTTAAAATACCTAATCAAACACATGAAGATTTATGGACTTATGATATTTCTTGTAATGAAGATTTTGCACTACATGCTAAGTACCACGAATGGGAAAAGATATTTAATTTCTTTACTCAATCTGATTTACCTATAATGGGTACATTTGCAACTAAATATGTAAATGATAAGTTGTTAGATTACAATCCTGATAAGAAGATTAGGATTAGACTTTCACTAATGCCACAAAAACTTTCAGATGTATTAGAACCAAATACTTCATTAATTTCAGAAAGAATTGAAGCTATAAATGATTTCTACTATGCAGGTTATGATGTTCATATTAATTTTAGTCCTATTATAATTATTCCTGGAGCTAAATCTTTATATGAAGATTTGTTCAAAAAGATTGATTATTATGTAGATGATAAAATTAAAAATACTATACTTGCAGAATGTATTATGCTAACTCATAATAAAGGTATGCATAAATATAATTTAGAACATAATCCTGAAGTAGAAGAATTGTTATGGAATCCTGAAGTACAAGAAGATAAAATATCATCTTATGGTTCTAAAAACATTAGGTATAAATGGCAGTTAAAGAATAGGTATATATCTGATTTTGTAAAACTACATGATGAGATAATACCTTGGAATAAAATTCGTTACATTTTTTAAATAAAATAACATTAACAAACGAAGAAATTCAAAAAATAATATGACAGCAGTAGAATTTTTAAAACAGAATCTTCCATCACTTTTTTTAGAAGATTCTGGTCATTATGCGGAATTATTTGAACAAGCCCTTGAAATGGAAAAGCAGCAGATAATAGATGCTGCAAATTATGGAAAATTATATCAAATTGATGCTGAAAAATATTATGATAGAACCTTTAAAAAATAAATATGAATTGGACATTTTTTATTATGGGAATATGTTTTGGTATTTTACTTAATATTGATACTATTAGTGAATGTATTAGTAGATACATTAAGAGATAATATAAAGTCCTGTGGCGAAATTGGAAAACGCTTGAGAAAAAAAATCATTGTGCAGGTTCGAATCCTGTCAGGACTATTTTTTAATTTTAAAATAAACAAAATGATTACTAAAAAATTATTTCCTAATTTCCAATTAATTGTAGGTGAAAAAAGTGCTGATTTATTTTATTGGTTTGGAGTAGATAACCTACATGGACTTACTAAGAAAGAAGCTGAAGAATATCTTGAAACTAAAGATGATGCTTATATATGGGGATTAGCAAACTACTCTCCATCTAAAGATGATTTACCTTTTATTTTTCTTAATAGAACAAGACTTAAAGGTGATTATACTGATGTAACAGGTATTATGCATGAAACAATGCACTTGAGTTTACTATTAAATGATTGGAATATAGAATGGAAAGAAGAAGAAATTGTTAGTCAAGCTGAAACAATGGCTAATGATATTGTTAAATATTTAAAATCAAGATTTTTCTTATGATACAAGCAAAAATAGTAGCAGATTCTATTAATCCTCAAGGAGATAGATTAACTACATTTATAGTTACATTTCCAAGAATAATATTAGCTGAGTTTAATACTCACAGGATGTTCTCAAGAAATTCTGCATCAAGTAGAGCAATACCATTTGAGAAAATGGTTAAGTCAGTAGAAGAAAATCCTTTTATACCTATTGCATGGCAAAAACATCATACAGGAATGCAGGGAACTGAGTATCATACTGACAAATTAAACATTGAAGCTAAAGAAGGTGAATGGTTAATAGCTAGAAACCATGCTGTTAATCAAGCAAAACAACTTAATTCAATGGATGTAACCAAACAACTTTGTAATAGATTACTTGAACCATTTATGTGGCATACAGTAATTATAACATCATCTGAATTTAATAATTTTTTTGATTTAAGATGTCCTAATTATGATGGATTTAAAAGTAAAAAAGAATTTTTAAAAGCAAATCCAGAACTTGTAAAAGTTGCAAATCCAGAAAATAAGTATTGGTTAACATTAAATAAAGGTCAATCTGAAATACACATTATGGCATTAGCTGAACTTATGTATGATGCTTATAATGAATCTATTCCTAAACAATTACAAGCTGGTGAATGGCATATTCCTTTTGGTGATAATATTAATTATCAAGATAAATCTTTTGATATATTTATAAATGGTGAAAGATTTTTTGATGAAAATCTTATTATCAAGGTTTCCACAGCAAGATGTGCAAGAGTATCATATACAGTAGTAGGTGAAGAAAGTAAAGAACCTAACTATGAAAATGACATTAAGTTACATAATAGACTAGCAGAGAGTGGTCATTGGAGTCCATTTGAACATTGTGCTAAAGCTATGAGTGATGAAGAATATCAATCTTATAGAAAAGGAAAACATGAAGTTACTCTTATGGACAATTCTGAAAATAAATATTGGTTTATTGAAGATGAGTCAGGAGAATTAGGTTGGTGTAATAATTTTAAAGGATTTATTCAATATAGATATTTAATTGAAAATGGACAAGGTTGATTTATTATTCGAAATTAAGAAACTTAAAAAAATAATTGAACTTAAAGACTCAGAAATTAGAGAACTTAAAAGTAAAATTAAAAGACAAGCTGCAATTGAAGAAAAGTTGCTTGAAGAGTTTGAAAAAACATCTCATCAGTTAGCTAAATGGATGCCATTTGATTATCCTGATGAGATTATTATTAAATCTAAATGTAATACAGTATGAGATGGTTAGTTTTTGTTTTATGTTTATTTATCATTACAAATTGTAGTTCAAAATTACCAATAGTAATAAAGCCACAAGAA